TTCAGCACATTGTCGACAGCAATCACGCCCGACTTTGTGCCGGGGAATGTCGGATGCTGCGTTGATGTCACAACATCATTCAGTCCCTTCACCTCTTCAATGATGGCGACTTGACTGGTCGAATTGGTGGATGCGTTGCCCAGCTTGTCGACCGCCTTGATGAAGTAGGTGCCGGTCATTGCTGGCACGATCACCGTGTTAGCCGGACGCGATACCTTCGGCGCTAGATCGATGCTGTTGCTGTAGGTTGCGCCGGTTGTTTCGCGTGCGTGCCTGACGTGGTAATGCGACAGATCGGCATCTGTGACCGGCGTCCAACTAAGATGCGCCTCTGTGTTGATGATGTTGACGCTGAAATTAGTGACATCCTGTGGCGGCGCAGTCTTGCCGACGATTTGATGCTGGCCTGTGGCGAATGGCGATTGCACGCCGATCCGGTTGATGATACGCGCCCGGATGTCATACGTCGCGGAATCTTCAACGTCTATCAATTCAAACTTATTGCCGGACCCGACGCCCATCGATGTATATTCTGTCTCTGTCGTTTTCTTGGCCTGCACTTCAAAGTTTTTCGCATAGATCGACGGCGACTGCACATCCACGACTAGCACCGATATCGCGGTCTGGTTCAGCGCACGCACTTCATCGGTCGCAGTGAATGACGGCGCAACCAAGTTAAACGGATCGGGCAGCGTTGTGTTGTCCTGCTGGAATACCGCCTCTTCAGCGGTCCAGCTATACACAGCGCTATTCGTTTCGACCAGTTGGCAGTCGACCGAAACTTCATCGGCCCCGAAATTCAGCGCCCAGCTTTGTACCTCGAACACCTTGCTGGAAAAGCCCAGGCGGCTATTCGTCAGCATCAGCGTGTCGCCGACTTCAAACTGGAACGCCGTCAGCTTGAATTTCGCCGCAACAGATATCTTCTGCCGATTCTTAAACAGGGCGATCTTGGCCAGCCGCTGCGCTGTGGCGCTGCTTTGCGTGAATGGCAGGGCAAAATCCAAATATGATCTGTCGCCGCCGTCTTCGGTTTCAAACGTGCTGCTGGTGATCGGTGGATAATCTGTCGCCTGATAATTGCTTTCCGGGCTGATGAATTGCCCCTTCACCGCGTTGTAAGCATCCCGGCGGCTGATCGCTGTATCGATCTGCATCGCCCCGGCAAGATCATCCTCGTCCAGCGTCACAGACGGCGTGACATACGCGCCAGCCTTCAGCGACCATTTGCCGTTGCTGTAATACAGCGTCCCGGCAAGGCACGTCAGCATCTGTTCCAGATTGCTTTTCGGTGTGTTGGCAGTATCGACGACGCCGTTGAATGTGTACCGCTTTTCTGTGCCACCAGCGGCCAGCGTGACATCCTCGTCGCAGATGTTCGCAGCCGCTGTGAAAGATGTGTCGTTGATCTCGCTTGATGTGACCCCAAGCCCGTATTCGGTATCAGTTAGATAATCCCTGATCACCAGCGCCGGGTTGTTGCTGTATGCAGTGCTGCTGGTGCGCGGGTCATAGACTTTGCGGCCCTTGACCAGCGCAGACACATTCGGCGCACCGTTCGGATAGTCGTCATCAGCAGCTTTGATCAGGCGCAGTGCGACGTATGCAATATCGGTCAGAGTTGCGTCTATTGGGTATGCGAAATTATTGTTGATGACTGTGGCGACGGTTTGGCTTGATGTGCCGGTAAATTTTTGGATCGTGCCGTTGCCAGATGCTAACGGGGATGGCCCTGTAATGTTTCCGCTGCCGTCCAGAGTTACGGCTTCGCCGTTGAAATATACCGTCGTGATTTCTTCGATTTCACCGACAGACAACAGGACAATCATACCAAGTTCATCTTCGTCTGAATTCGTACCTATAAACGAAAACGGGCCACCGACGCGCGTCTGGCCATAAACGATTTTGCGACTGGCGTTCGATTGTCGGCTGGTGACAGTATGTGATTGTGCAAAGCTGCCGCCAATGTTCGGGATAGATGGCTTAGGCGAAAGCGCTTGTATAGCGAAATTGATCACCGCCGCTTTAAGGAAGGTTCCGACGACAAACGCAGTCGTGATCGCTGTTGCGGCTGATGCTGTTGCAACCGTGACTGCTGTGGTTACTGCTGCTGCGACTACTGCTGGCGGCATCGGTTACACTTTCCAAGCACGTTTGACCGCATCACGCGGCAAGAAAACTAGACCATCTTTACCCATCGCGGCGACTTTATCACCGACGATCAATGATAACGCATCACCGTCTGGTGTGTCTATCAGCCCGACATCCCCGCGACCGGCTTGCTGTGGCGGCACTTCGGGCAAGCGCTGCGCCACGTTTTCAGCCAGATCGCCATTGCCTAACCGGCGCAACAACCGCACCGATCCTTTCGGGCTTTCATAGTTGCCGACATAATCAGCGAACCGGCTATCGCCGCACATCGCCTTTTCGCCCAACAGGCAAAACATCGCGCAATCATAGCGCCCCCACTTGAAGGGCTTGTGCCGCCATTCCTCGACGTGCGCTGCTAGGCGGTCAGGCCAGTCATCTAGGCGCGCCATTCGAACGTCGCCTCTTGCAGCGAATTGATGAAGTCAAGGCCACTGTCATCCGAATCAATCAGCTTCTGGTCTTCTGCCGTATATCTTCGGACGCGCGGACGTTCCAAATCGATCAGGCGGCTTTCCGCAGTTAGCGCAATCGTGCAAGTGTCGCCGCTTTCTTGCAGCGTCATCACATCCATCCGACCGCTGAATGCTTCATAGGCTGCGACGGTGCCGCTGCTAATCGTGCCAACGTAAACCTTGCAGTTACGGTTCTGATAGTTTTCTGTCAGCGCCAACGACAACAAATCTGACGGGATTCCTGACAAAACCAGATTCAGACCCTTTGCAGATATCTCGCCGCTTTCTTCAATGGCTGAAATCGACATCAGATCGCCGCTGCCGGTATATGTGTTGCTATCGACCGTCAGATCGCCATAGCCATTCCATAGGCGCGTTGTGCCGCTATCGAACGCCAGTTCAACCGCAACGAACGCGGTAAGGCTAGCATCTGAAAAGCCGGATGGAACACCTGATCTGCTCATAATGCTTCCACCGCAGAAAAGGTGATTGCATAGAATCCATCATTGCTGATCGACCAGCTTGCATCGTTTTGCGCCAGCCGGAAAAGGCCCTTGGCACCGCTAACCACAACCGCCGCATCATTGGCGGGGCTGGAACGCAGATCGGGCCATAGGTTCAGCGTGGCCTCGCCGCTGCCGTTGCTGTTTACATCTTCCAGCACTTTATACAGACGCGACGTTGCGCCAGTGCCAAGCTGTATATAATCGCCAGCCTTCAGATAGCCCGTCGCCGATGCTGGCAGGCCATCGATGTTCAGATCACTGCCGGTCTGCGATGCGCCGTTGACGACCGGCGTTCCCGGCGTGCTGCTGGCTGATCCGCGCGGCGTGGCAGCGTTAGGGTCGCCCACCAGAAACGTGCCAAACTGACCGCGCAGGCGCAGCAGAAAGCTGTTCCAATATTCGGCGTCAGAGCGCTTTACAGGCGGGATGTTGATCGTCGCAGACCATCTGGCCCCTGCGTGCCGAACCACTTGCTGTGAGCGCGTGAAAGGGCTTTCTGTCACCGATACAGTGTCGCTGGCGACAAGCTGAACCTGTGCGATGCCGGTCTGCGTCGGAAATGCCAGCGGATAACTCTCAGCCATATCAGCCCCCGAATGCCGTGGCGAAACCGCCACCGCGTCTGCGCGTATCTAGTACCGCTGCCGTCGTTGCGTTTTGGATTTGCGGCAGCATGTTCAGCACTTCGGCGCGTACTGTATCACTGACGCCTGTCGACAGGTTGATGGTCTGGTTGACCGTTACACCGCCGCCGCCCATTTGGTGATTTGGCACGATGCCGCCATTGCGGTTCGGCACAAATAGTTCCGGCCCACGTTCGCCGACCATATACGGCCTGTTTGCGGTGACAGGTCCACCAGCGGCCTGTGGTGCTGGCAAAAATCCCGGCAGTGCTTCCGCTATCGGCCCAATAATTGCTTTGCGAATCTGCATCCTAAGAATATCAGCAATAATAGACCGGGCCATTGCCTTGAAGGCATCTTTGGCTGATTTGGTCTGCATGATCACGTCGACAAGACTATCCTCAAGGCTTTGCAGGCCATTCAAGGCGACATCTGCCATCGCCCTTTGTGTATCCTTTGCCTCTTCAGCCAGCTTTTTCAGCGCATCGGCAAAGGTTGTGACTTTCGGCGTGCCTTCATCGAAGGTGCCAAGCAAAGCGGAAAGCTGTTCATCTAATTCCTTTGTGCTGCCAATGTTGACATCGTTTGCCTTGGTCAGCCTTTCGATTGAAGCAATCTCAGCATCTAATCCGGGCAGAAGGTCATCAATGCCTTTTTTGAAGCCGGGGAATACATTGTCGATCATCTTGGTCGCTTGATCTGTCGCCTCTTTCAGAGTGTCAACAAGATCGTCCAGCTTTCCCATCAACTGCGCGATAATCACAACCGTGACGGCGCTGCCAAGCGTCAGCAATTTTGTGCCAGCCCTAAACAGTGCCATCGCCTTGGACGCCGTCATAAGCGCCGCAGCAAAACGCAGCATCGCCACGGCTTGCCCCAAGATCATGCGTGCAAACACCGCAGAGGTTATGACGATTAATGACTTTCTAAGGAAATCCAGATTGCGCGAAACAAAGTCAGCCGCGTTGCCCATCTTTGTGAAGATAACCGGAATCAAGTTAACACCGCCGGTTAGGAATCGGCCTATCGCCTGCGCCAGACCATCGCTGTTTTTAGCGGTAATGCTAAAAAACTTGGCCAGATTGACCAGCGCTTCATTAAACCCAGCCTCGCCAATAGCCTTTTTGAACATATCAAAGCTGTCGCCAAGATTGCTGAAAGCACCGTTTAGCGTCTTGGATTGCTTTTCAATCGCGCCACTGAATTCAGTTTCGCCAAGATCAACAAGGAAATTTGATATTGCCGCCGCTGATTTTGTGACTTCTGTTTCAACGCCCTTGAATGTGAAAACGACTTTGTCGCCTTCACTTCTGGCTTTCAGACCAAATTCCTTTAGGCGCTCAAACTCACCGACAGCAGCATCCGCAGCCGCTTCGACAAATTGATCTAGCGTTTTGCCAGTCCCCGACGCAATGTTGCCGAACGCAGTTAAAGATCGGATGCTAGGGTTGATGCCACGCGCAACCAGCTTGTTGAACCCGCTGACAACTTCGCGCAGTGCGAACGGTGTCGTCGCAGCAAACTGCTGCAAAATATCGAACGCCTTTTCAGCCTTTTCGGTCGACCCCAAAAATGTCGAAAGGCTGGCCTCTAGGCTTTGGAATTCGCGGTTGGTTTCAATGGTGGATTTGACAAGTAAACCGAAGCCAGTGGCCCCAGCAAGGGCAGCAACTGCGTTCTGAACATTAAAGACCGCATTTTTAACGCGGCCCAGACCAATGTTTATTGATCGAAATGCTTGGCCAGTTTTATCGACAGCACCAATTCTAATTTTAAGATTTGGATCGGCCATCTTGTGTCATCCTAAAATAAGCAAACCATTCATTGATCTCAGAAAGCGACAACTCTTCGATTTCGGCCTGCGTTTTGTTCAAACGATCCGCCAACGCCATAACATTGAAGCGCAGCGGATCGTCCTTTAGTTTTTTTCCGCGTCCTCAAGAGATTCGATTTCGCCGAACATATTGGCAGCAATTTCCGAAATCACGGTGACACTTTCAGCCATCAGATAGACTTTATCCTCCAGCGTGAAAAGTCGGTTTCCATCCTCGTCGCCAGCTTTCAGAATAATCAGATCAACCATTCCATCGATCGTCATATTGCTCAGAAAGTCTTTGTGCTTTTTCTGTATTTTATTCAGATCACCGGCTGTGATCGGATAAACATACATTTTCAGCGGCGTGTCACCCTCGCCCCATTCTGGCACTTGGATGACGCGCGGCTGCTTTGAACGACGTTCGGAAATCTTTTTGCCAAGCGACATTAGCTGACGGTTCCTTCAGTCAGGCCACCAGTGATCTGCATTGAATAAGTGCCTGTGACCATACCATCAGCAGATGCACTAATATCCTTGCCGGTGATCAGCGCGGTGCCAGACAACTTGTGATCACCGCTGGTGTTACCTTCCATCTGGAAGTTGACAGTCACCGATGCGCCGACATCAAAGGTCGCTTGACCATTGCTGTCAGTATCATCGAAATAGCACTCAACCGTTGCGGTCGCATCCTTGAAGCTGGCCACATACGTTTTTGCAGTGTCACCCATTGTAGTATCTTCGATCACGTCAGCGGTTTCGTTGACGGTGAAAGAAATAATTTCAGCAACAGCGTTTGATCCGCTCAACACCGTGCCTTCGTTACCTTTGAAAGTTGCCATTTGGATCTCCTCTTAGGCGGCAGTTTCAACATCATTTTCGGCGGTGCGATATTGCACCGACACGGTGAAGCGACCAACGGCCACCGGCTGTTCGCCGTCGCCCGAAAAATCCACTTCAAACGCTGTGACTTGCAAATCCTTCGACTTGCTGCCCAGCGTCACATCTGCCGCCAAAGCCTCCTCGACTTCAACGGCAATAGTGTCCAGCGTGTTATCATAGTTAGCAGTCGCACTGACATATGCCTCCACACTGACTTCCAGAACGCGGTTAATCGACCGCGCCATTGTTAATGTATCAAACTCCACGGCTTCTGACCGTGTAAAAATGCAAAGCCCCGGCAGCTTGGTGTTTTCCAGCGGATAGATGCGCGACCGAAACACGTTGGTCCCGGTCGTTGTCAACCCTGTCAACGCGGTCACGATTGCATCGCGTATCTGTTGCCGGACGTGCGCCATTAATCTTTTTCCAATACCAGCATCGTCATTCCGGTGCCGTCATCCTGCACGATGCGGATGGTGTAGTTTACCCCGCCCACAACCAAGGCATCGCCCTCAGCGGCGCTTGAAACGTCAGCAGTGCGGCAATGAAAGCGCGGCTGCTGCAATGCCACGCCTACGCCGCCGCCTGCGTCGACTTCGATGAAGTCGTTGTCGAAAATGCCGTTGACCGTGCTGGCAGAACCGCCAGATGGCGTATAGGTTGCTGCCGACCCAAAATCATCGACATCAACAAACACGGCGCGGTCATCGGCAGATTCAACAGCCATTAGGCATCCTCTGGCGTTTCGATTTCACCAGCATCTGCGGCGCGATCAAATAGTTTCTTTTTCGGGCGGCCTGCCTTTTTGACTGGCTCCGCAAATCCACGCGCAATCAGCTTTTCAGCGATGCGCTCATCCATATCATGCTCTTCCCCAGCAAACATATTCCCCACTGTGCCGGTATAGCACTTTTCCAGAATCTTAATCTTCATTCAAACCTCCAATGGTAAATGGTGGCCGGGGATATCCCGGCCACCAAACAAGTTAGGCTGTCGACACTTCGTCGGTGATAGCGAACGATGCGCCGTTGCGGATCGCGATATCAACGTCTTGGTGCAGAATGATGCGAGTCGTACCAGCAAGGCCGCCGGTTGTCTCATCGATCATGATGTCTGCGCCGCCGAACAGGCCGACGATCAGCTGCGAGAAGTCGCCGAAGATCAGGGCTGATCCATCTGTGCCGCCGTCGCCCGGATTCAGATTCGATGGAACGTTGCTGGTAAACTCAGCGCGGTATCCATAGATGCTGTTCCACGGGTCGTTCAGCAGCATGATGCTGTCTGTTGACGATACCTTGACAGTGTTGGCCATCTTCGCCTTGACCTTGGGGTTGGACAACCAACCCAGAGTCTGTGCGTTGATGATGCCGTCAGCGTCTTCAACAGTCTTCACCAGATCGGTCAAGTCTGCCCAAGTCAGCGCAGCCACATCTGTGCCAGCAGAGATGTCGACATTGCCGACGTCGCCGTTGTTCAGAATGCCTGTTGGCTGACCGCCGGAACCAGAACCGCTGATCGCAGCTGATTCGATCAGATCGGCTGCTGCACGCAGCAGATCGTCCTGAACGATCTGGTCAAGGGCTGGCACGCTCTCTTTGAGAGCAAGGCGGCTGATGTCAACATATGCGCCCATCGTGCGCGGCTGAAGCGTAACGCCTGCATCAGTCTGTGACTGGTCCGCAACAGCACCCAACTCTTCAACGAATGCCGCAGTGGCACCGGCTGAAAACTTAGGCATCTTGATGCGGTTAGTCAGGCCACCCATAAAGGTGACGCCAAGGTTGGACATCACTTGCTTTGCACGCAGGGCTTCGATGAACATATCACCGCGATGAACGGTCGGGATAAAGTTATCCACAACATTTTCATCACCGACTGCACCAGTTGCAGCGGTTGCCATTGCGCCAGCACGCCAAGCAAAGTCTGGCACATATACACCACGCGCGGCGCGGCCTGTACGGCGTTGGACTTCCTCAGACATTTCACGTTCGAAACCAGCGTCAGACCAGTCATTAGTGGCCTGTGCGCGGATCATCCGTGCAAGTGAATATTCGCGCTGCTCTTTGACTGGTGCGTCAACAACGTGCGCTGGTGTTTCCAGCGGCTTGTTGGCAATCACTTCCAGCAGTTCGCCACGGAATTCGTCAACGGAAACGCCGCGACCAATGGCATCTTCGCCAAGATCAGCACGGCTGTGCTTCCGGGCCAAAGTCATAATCTCTTTGGCGCTTTTCTGCGCGGCCTTGGCGGCTTCCGCCCGTACCGCGTCAAGATCAATATCAGACATTTCGTCTTTCCTTTCTTCGATCTTTGGGGTTGCGTGTAAAGGTTCGGAAATAGACCGACCAACGCCCACCAGACTTGACTGGTCCGCAGGAATTGAAACGATTGAAATTTCCATTGGTGTGGTGGAGACGCGGACAATGTCCTCGCCATCATCTTCACGTTCAACGCGGCCATCCACCCGATAACCGACGCTGATGTTTTGCCGGATACCATCCGACACATCGTTGAACACTTCCGAAGCCAGATCACCTCTTCCGAAGCGAACCACGGCACGCAGACGACGTGCCTCTTCATCCAGTTCAACAGATTTAATGACGCCAATCTGGCGTTCCATATCGTGATCTAGCAGCAACGGTGCGCGGCCAGAGTTTAGAAAATCAAGATTCATGCTTTCGCGCTGGTGATCGATGACCTCCATACCAAAGGACCGTTTGACCGGCTCTTCGGATGAAACACCGACGCGCACTGTGCGCTCGTCTGCATCGATGGCCTTGTCATCCATATCCATCGCACGCATGACCAGATCGGCGCGGTCAAAGCGCTCTTTTTCTTCATCATCATCGCCATAATGATATGGGCGCTCGTCCATTTCGTCTTTGTCGCCGTTTTCTTCGACTTCCATCATCGACTTGCCGAAAGTGATGATATACGCATCATCGGTTTCTTCGACGTTTTGAATGTGCCGCTCTTCCACGATATCACCTCTTTCTTTGTCGTCGGATTGTACATCAGTTTTTAGCGGATGGCCATCGGGCAGCAGATCGGTGTCAAACTTGCCCGACTGGAATTTACCTGTCCTGACCGCTTTCAAAAAAACATTCACGCGTGCCATCGCCCATTGCTCTGGGCTGCTGACACTAGGGCGAACGCTGCCGGGATTAGTTTTATATGCGCCGATCCCGCGTTTATATACCGCCGCCAACATCCGCAACGTGACGCGCTTGCCCTTTTTGTCGCCGTGCTTTTCGTTGTGTTCATCAACCTTGTTCTGCAAAGCCGTCAGCGTTTTTTCGGAAAAATCATCTTTCAGCGCACGCGAATCTTCACTATCGATGCGATCCATAATCCGGTCTTTTTCATTGGCCCACGCCCTGCCGGGCGACCCGCCCCACAAAGCATGCGCGATCCGGCCAGCAGACGGATAGCCATCCTCGCCGGGCCTGAATCCTTCTGCCTCTTCATCCACTTCATGTCGGGCAAAAAATGAAACCATCCGGCGCACTGTGCGGGGCGATAAATCATCACGATTCACAAGCTGCCGCGCACGCGCAACACCGACCGCTGTACCGCCGCGACCGTGTTCTTTGCGCCAATCCAGACCGCGCTGCGCCTCTTCAGCCATTGTGGCGGTCGGCGTCAAATCGATGTCTTCGCCCTTATACTTCGCCATCATCACCGCCTTCGACTATCGGATCGGCAGGCAATTTGGTGCCGAACGGCTCAAACGCCATAGACAGGCCAAATTGTTCGGCCACCTCTTTATCACGCGCAATCTGACTGAATGTTTCTTCAACATCTCGGCCATAGTTTGCAGCCACGTCCTGCATCGACAGCACGCCGTTTTGCAGGCCAACGACCGCCGCGTTGATCTCTTTCAGTGGATCGACCCAGTTCCAGCCACGCCCACGGAAATATGCGTTGTCGCTGAATTTATCGTATTTGCTGGCTGGCAACGGAATGCCGCCGAAATCCATAGCATTCGACAGCCACGATCTGAACACCGGCTCCATAAAGTGTTCGATCATAAACATATGCAGCGCACGATAGCCGTCGCGCTCATCAAGTGCGCCCTGCCGTATCGATGAATAATTGACCGACGACAGATCGTTCGACAGGCTGGCATAACTGACGTTCAGACCGGATGCCACGCCGCGCAGCATCGCGTTTTCAAACTCCGCATAGCCCGTGTTCGGATGCTTCGGGTCGAACATCTCCAAACCGAAGCCAGCCGGAAGCTGGTGAAAGCTGCCAGGTTCGACATCGATGACCGGCTGGAAATCGTTTTCATAGCCTTCGCCGACAAAATCATCGCCCGATGGCGTTGTCAGGATGCCCATCTTCGATGCGCCGATCCGGGCTGCAATGACTTCAGCTTCGCGGAAGGCATGCAAGTGCTTCAACGCTGACATCGCCGCAACCATAAACGGTTCGCCCCGCGTCTGATGCGTGCGGGTCGGCATGTAAATGTGGATGATTTCCTCAGCCGGGACGCGCGTGTGCTTCTGCGAATGCGATGCGTGATAGTATTTATCACCGGGGTGCGATGACAGGACATAATATGCAACCGGCCTGTGCGCCGGGTCCATCTCAATTCCCATCCTGATCTGGTTGCCGTTGTTCAGCTTTTCGTTTTTCTTTTCATCGATCAAATCGGCTTCGATGAATTGCAATGCAAAGCCGTCACGGTATTTCGGCCCGTTCAGTTTGCGAATAAACACCTCGCCATCACGCGCCAGCGTTTCAATGACTAGCCGCTGGCAGTCATACCACGACAT